TATTCATCAGGCACTCTATCCGCCTGGAATATATAGATAATTTTTGATTAATATTAATCACGTCAATGATAACTATTTGGCACAAAAATTGTGCCATTTGGAACATCGCCGGAGTGCTAGACTTGATATAATTACTAGACTATCCGGCGGTGGATATATCCGGTGTGCATAGTCAACTATTCTATCATTCTATACCCTACATATTGACTATTATTATATCAAGTCTATTGTTTACATTTTACATATAGCTATTTTGTTCTGGATAGTCTATCAGCCTGGATTTATAGCGTAACCCACCGGAATATATAGCCAATTCAGGAAAAACCCGAAGAAACGTCTAGACCTTACTTTACCACTAAAAGAATGACCTCGCAACAATCGGCTACGCACCGTACAGACGTCTGGCAGAAAATTAAACGGTCACCACCTTGTATATCCACTACACTGCTGTAGCAGTTATAAGGTTAGATATTACTTATATATTAAATACTTACAGATATTATAAGGTTTTTAGACATTTATAAGGTGGCAGTATCTACAAAAGTACCGCAATTATAAGGTGGTGGAAGTATGCGGATCTACGATCCTTTTTGTATTATAAGGTGGATGTGCTCCCTTGACATGGAAAGTATAAGTGTCTATAGAACTTATAATGATTAAAATCTACGGACCTGTAGGTCCTTAATATAGAGATATGAAAGACGAGCACATACATCCGTCAGATGTACACATTAAGGACATAGGGATAGATAAGACGCGCTACAGGGCAAAGAGCATATTGCCGCTGCTTAATATATCTTTCTATCAATTAAATAAGATAGTAAACCGTTATCATATACCGTGCGAACAGGACCAGCGGTACTACCGGTCATGGAAGTACTATCGCGCAAGGGAAGTCTTTGAAATAGCGGAAATACGGCGCCTGGAGCTTACCGGCGAATATACCGTCAAGGGAATAAAGCGTAAGTTGCAACAGTTGCGCGATGGACGCAAGCATTATACGTTCAGGGAGAACGGTATTAAATACCGGTATGGACGCAAGGCCGGCAAGCATAAGAAGGGTATAGAAGAACTGAAGCGCGAAGGGATACTATACTAACGTCGCTAAGGAGTATTAAATGTCACAATATTACGCACTATGGTTGAGGAATTACGAGATCTACCAGTGCAAGCAGAAGAAGTATTCCATCAAACAGCTCCAGCAGAAGTTTGGGCTTTCCTACTCTACCATTCAGCACGCCTATAAGTGGACTAAGAATATATTAGACACCTATACAACGCGTTTGGACGAAATCAAGCCGAGCGAAGTGCTTATGATGTTTGACCAGGGACTTGATATCCGTACCATATGCGACAAGTACCGCGCCACTCCGGAAGTAATTAATATTATTTTAACACGTAACGGTCGTACTATCCCTGAATCCCACGCCATGCCGACAAGGTCTAAAGATCCTGCCGCAACTGCCGACAAGAAGGAAGAGCGGCGCAAAGTGGTAGAGGCCATGTACGACAAAGGCATGACTAAGAGAGAGATCGCTGATGCTGCAGGCGTATCGGTCCGCACCGTAGAGAGCTCCCTGCACGACAGCGGGGTTATACCGGTAGACAACGTCGTCAAACTTAAAGGTAAGAGACAAAAACTTTCACAGAACGTTGCCTTTAACAAGGTTGATTACTGCCATACCGGTATACTTGATTTTGTCCGCAGAAAAGACTTCCTCAACTTCAACCTCTTCCCCATGCAGGAGCTTATATTAAAGATATTCTACGGCCTGGACCTGACCGACCATGAGAAGAAGATAGCTGAACAATTATATGACCACGACAAGAACGGAGCGCCCAACAGCGAGGGCAAGTCCACCTGGGATGGAACGCAGAAGGAATATAAGGAACTGGTGCTGGTAACCGGCATGCGTGGCGGTAAGACCGTACTAGCGTCGGTAATAGCATGTATAGAAGAACATGAACTGTACAAACATTATATTACGCGTGGGTCTGTCTCCGATTACTACGGGTTTGCCGGTAACCAGCAGGTGTTTATATTGATAGTGGCGACCAACGAGACGCAGGCGCTGGACACGTCCATGTCTGCCATCCGCAGCCGTGTAAGGGGTTCAGACTATTATAAGAACCGCGGAGGTGCTATTAAAGAGCTGGAAACCGACTTTAAATTTTATGACACTAACCTGGTTATACGGTCAGGACATTCCAACAGTTCGTCACTGGCAGGTAAGACATCGAAGGCTGTGATTATAGAAGAGTTATCCAGATTTAGAGATAGCCGCAGTGGGAGCAGAAGTTCACGTCCAGTCTATGAGACTGTTACGCGGGGAACCGCTTCGTTTGGTAATGATGGAAAGATCATAAATATTACATCCCCGCTGGAAGCGACTGATTTCTGTTTTGAGCTCTACGACGCAGCACGTGACGTGGACAATATGGTTGGATTTATACTGCCGACATGGAAGATGAACCCGAATATATTCCGCTACGCTTCACAGTGCACCAAGCGGAATCACGCCCACCTTCAGGCAGAGTACCGCAAGAACCCTGAAGGTGCTGCCCGTGATTATGGTTGTGACTGCTCCATGGCATTAGAAGCATACTTCCGCCGGCAGGACAAGATTGACAATGCACTGAGCAGCGAAAAACAGCCTATAGACGAGATGGGAAGGTTTGCCCCGTGGTTCCGCGGAAAGAGTGAATATACCTACTTTCTGCATGGTGACCCTGCCGTCAAGAATGATAACTTCGGCCTGTGCCTTGGCCACGCGGAAGAAGACAAGGTCGTGATAGACCTGCTGCACTATTTTAAGGCTCCGAAGGGCGGAGAGATAGACATGGAAGAGCTGCAGGAGTTCTTCAATAACCTCATGGACCTGTTTCAGATAGACACGGCCTCGTTTGACACGTGGGCCATACCGAGCATAAAACAGTCTATAGAAAAGCGGGGCGTGCAGTTTAAGAATCTATTAATCACCAAAGAGGTATACGATAATCTTAAAGGCATGATTTATAATGACCAGCTGGTGGCGCCCAAGAACGGTGACCTTGAAAAGGAGCTGAAAGAGCTGGTATTGATCAACGGTAAGAAAGTAGATCATTTAAAGAAAGGCAGCAAGGACCTTGCAGACAGCCTTGCCGGCGTATGTTTCCACTGCTTTAATTACATGGAGCAGGACAGCGCGTATAAGGTTAAATACGGACATAAGCGGATATTCGGCAATGAGCAGACTATAGCGGAAAAAGAGGGCCTTCGTGACGGCACCGGAAGTATAAGCGGTCGATTGCGAAGGATTGAAGACACATTTGGGATTTAGAGATGCATGGAGGTAATATAATGACCTTTCGTGAATGGATGTTTAATAAGTGGGGGCTTAAAGAGTTCTGCCCGGCAGGTACCATGTTCTATGATAAGCAAATACCTCCGGCCAAGGAATACGGCAGGATATCCATGGAAGAATTGAGAGAACTACTGCCGGATACTTACATACAGGAATCTGGTAAGACAGGAATAGTAAGAAAGTCTGACATATGGGACTATGAATACATACTTACGTCAGTAGAGGAAATACAGAGGTGGACCAGGCATAATCAGATAGACCGCATTAAGTATGACATTAAGGGCTTTAATTGCAACCATTATGCCGTAGCAACGTGGGGATGTGCCAACATATGGACACCTACCGTCTGCCTTGGGCTTGCCCTTGAAATACGGCATGCCAAGAACTGGTTTGTAGACGCCGATAAGGTCTTATGGGAACTTGAAGGAATGAGTGATGGTATAAAGCTGAGGTATTCTGAATTTTATGAATATAAAATATAGATAAGGAGATAAACATGAACGAGGATGAACCATGGCCACTCTAACCAAGGCCAAACTTTTAGAAGAGCTCGAAAAGGGGCTATCACAGACAGCTATCGCCAAGAAATACGGGTTAAGTCAGTCCGCTGTTTCGCAGAGGGTTAGACGTATCAACGCAGATGGAGTATCCACGGCCAGAAGGCCTTCCAGTAAGAGTAGGACCACTGCTGTAGCGGTTAAAAGTGAACCGTCTTCGCCGCCAATGAATGTAAGGGCAGTTTCTTCAGGAGGTCGTATATTCCAGGGCGAGAAGGGCGAGATCTATAATCCGGACAGTTTGACTACGAACGTCTACCGGCAGATGACCTTTGACGCCCAGATAAGGGCAGGGCTGACCGTACTCAAGTTGCCGGTTCAGACGGCTAACTGGGAAATAAAATGCAAGAATAAAGAGATTACCGATCTCATATATAACAATCTCATCCAGTGGTGGGACCTGTTTATGACATCCCTGCTTACGGCCGTGGAATTCGGTTACTCGGCCTTCGAGAAGCGGTGGAAAGAGGAAGACGGCAAGTATTTATACAGGCATCCATTAGACCTGTACCCTGACAGTGTTAAGATAAAGCAGAACGCCAAGACCGGCGACTTTGACGGGATCATACAGCAGGTCAGTTACGTTACTCAGGAAGAGGTAACCATACCGGCCACCAAGTCATTTATATTCACCAATATGAAAGGTGAGAGCTTCGGTAATTTATACGGTATAAGCAAGTTAAAGGCAGCCTACAAGTTCTGGTACGCCGCTAGATATAATTATGACTTTGCGAACACCTTTTTCGAGACATTCTCCTCACCACTCGTTAAAGGCTTTGCCCCCAAGGGTACACAGGATATAAGGGATGACCGCGGAAATAAGACCGGCGAGACATCTAATATAGACGCCATGATGGGGATTATCGCCAATTTAAGGACGCGTTCCGCGGCCACCCTCCCTTGGACGCCAGACAAGCGGTGGGATATCGAGTTCATGGAAGCCAAGAGGACAGGGGCCGATTTTGTTGACTATATAAGATATCTCGATTTAATGAAGATACGCGCCATGTTCGTGCCTGACCTGATATTCGGCCACGGCGGTGAACGTGGAAGCTACGCGTTGGGAAAAGTCCATTATAGAGTATTCTTAAAGTCTGTAGACGGCATGCTGTCTGCTGTCAAATTCCATTTGGACAGGTACCTTTTGCCGCAGCTGGTTGAATACAACTTCGGTCCTAACGCAGATCAGGCTGAGTGGATATTTGAGCCTCCGTCAAAAGAAGACCGCGAGACATTGGAAACGGTATTTACCGAACTGGTCAAGGACGGTGCTATTAATCCGGACATAGATACCATGGCTGAACGTCTTGGTATTCCCATGCCGAAGAATGCGGACGGCAACGCGCCTAAGCGGTTTAAATCGAAGGTAACTGACATAGTAGACAAGCAGAATGACGCGGTGTTGAAGAAGGTGGCTGACATCACTCAATACAAGAACAAGGTTGCCAATGCGGAGCGGTGGTCTCAGTCTAAAGTACCGGTCGGATGGACAAAGGCGTTAGAGGATACGTTGAGAAATGAGCTGATTGAGCTTGGATATTCGGCTGCCAAGGCCAAGTACACCGCAAAGCGTGTGGCGCAGAGTCGTAATAGCGATGTAGTGTGCAAAGTGTTGGAAATGATAGAAGAGCACCAGCATGAGAGTAGCGATAAGATTGTCAGCAAGGTAAAGTCAGAGCTGATAGATATGAGAGACAGGATAGCATATTATTTATAGGAGAGAAAAATGAGCGAATGTACATGCCCACTCTGCCAGGGAAAAGGTTTAATAGCAATTAAGTGTCCTGTATGCAAGGAGAAAGGAACCGTAGATATGAGCGCACCCAAACAGTCTGGACCGCCGAAGGGTAAGATAAAAATTAACGAGAAAATCACAACCGCCATGACCGACGTAAGGACCGGTGAGGAAGATAAGCAAGAAACCGGAAAGGTACTCACGTTTAAAAAACAGTCGGAAATCACAGGCCCATAAGTGTGCCCTGTGCAAATATGCCAGCTGGAAACTTAGCAGCAGCATTGATATGTTGTACTGCACTAAATTAAATAAAAACATGCATTATAAGACTGAAAGTGGATGTGAATGTTTCAAACGGTGAAAAAATCATTCTTGACCTGTGCGCCGGAACCGGCTCATGGTCTTTACCATACCGGAGGATGGGATACGATGTTCGCCTAATTACGCTGCCTGAATATGATGTTAGAACATATAGACCGCCAAAGCCGGTCTATGGAGTGCTGGCCGCACCTCCCTGTACTGAGTTTTCGTTGAGCGGGGCACGCTGGTGGAAGGAAAAAGGTAATCAGGCTTTAATGGACGCACTTGCAATAGTTGATGCATGTATGAGAATTATATTACTATCAAGGCCTAAGTTCTGGTGTCTGGAGAACCCGGTGGGACGATTAAAACACTACCTTGGCGAGCCCGTCATGCGGTTTGATCCATGTGATTTCGGCGATCATTATACAAAGAAGACATGCCTGTGGGGAAGATTTAACAAGCCTCGCAAGAACAGGGTAGAACCGACGGAAGGCTCTAAAATGCAGAAGCTGCCAGACTCTAAAGGCCGTGCAGAAAAGCGCGCCGAGACACCACTTGGATTTGCAATGGCATTCTGGGCGGTTAATCAGTAAACGCCGCTGAAGCGGCTGAATACTTAGTAAGGTAATAACGCATACCAGGGTGGAGAGCTACGCACCTGTAGGTGCTTAATATATTAATAGGAGTTACTATGGACAGGATATGGGAGTTCTTAGACAATACTATAGGAAGAAGGACAGTGAACGTATTATTAATACTGATAGTAGTCTTAACTGCTATATTCACTATAGACAGGTACATAGTAACACCTGACTGCCTTACTAACACTACCAATGAGCTGTATGCCCAGATAAACACTAAAGCGCAAGCGTTAGAGAACAAGACGGTATGGAACCATTTACGTATAATAGACTTCCAGTTGGAATCTCTACGGCGTGAACGGTTGCAACTGCAGAACTTCATCGACACCCAGCAGGCAGGGCAGGCAACCATGTCGCAGCAGACACGGTTAAAAGAGATAGATACTACTATTAACGATTTAAATAATAAACGCAGTCATTTACTATCACAACTGGAGTAGCCATGAGCTTTAAGTCAGACATGCATAAGAAACTGAGTAATCACAATATATTTAAGACCATACCTATCTGCAAGTACTCAGGAGGGCGCGATGAGCATGCCGGGATTATATGCAGCTCTGTACCACAGTGGGTGCGTTCTGCTTACGACCCGATGTGCGGTACCGGTTCTATAGTGTTAGAGCTTGCACGGTCCGGTATTAAAATAGTGGCCGCTGATATAAACCCGTGTGCAGTGTTCGTAGCGCAATCTCGCTCCGGTATAACGCATGTGGATGACGCGTCTGTAGACGCTTTAATCAATGCGGAGCCTAAGCATGGATATCTTTCTAAAAGTACCATTACTAACCCAACATCTTTCTACACACGTAATTATATAGATGGCCTTGTCTCCAAGGCCTGGGATATGCACAAGTCGGAAGCACCTGGTCACGAAATTGCCATGGGAGCCATATCTGCCATGCTCATTACCTGCTGCGGAAATCTCGGCCAGTTCCGTTCTAATATGGAGCCGTATAAGGTATCGGATCTGAAGATACTGTTACGCCGGTGCATTGACTGGATACAGCACGATAGACACATCAACCTTATGGCAATGACAGAATCTACCAATGAATATCACTTACCGGTCATTTCCATTTCAGATGCAACTCGTATCAAGAACATCCCGCGCTCAGACATGATCTTCTACGACCCGCCGGTAAGCAAGGTAATGAGTAAATACAACATCATAAACTCTGTTCTGTTTCAGAAGGACTATCGGCTGGAGTGTAAGGTGCCTGAAATTAACAAGTACAAAGATATATGCAAGTTATTGACCTATACTACAGATACTCCTGTTGACAAGAAATACGTCAATAAGCGAGATATAGGGTGCATCATTTCCACTGCCTGTGACAAGCCGCTGAAGTTATACGAGAAACTGTCACATGCTAATATTGATACATACGACCCAAGGTTAGCCTCTACAGAGGCTGAGATACAATCAGTAAACGATGACTTCAAGCTCTGTCAGGCATGGTGGGCTACGATACGTTCCGGCGGTGTACCTCCCTGCCCCGAAGTGACCGAGGAACGTTGCATACAGCTTGGCACTGACATTATGAAAATCATCGGCTCACACGGGCGCAAGCTCAACCTGCATGAAGACGGGTTCAGCGACTTTCATCAGGCAATCTATCACCGGCTTGGAGAACGGCGCGACCTGATTACGCGGGCATCCATATTGTGCGATGATATCCAAGGGTCCCAGGTAAGGTTGCCAAAGAATCTAGACGTTTCAAGATATCTAGACAAAACAGTTTATCTACACGATAGTAAAGGATATTGTCATGGAATAGGCCGCTTAAGTACGCGTGAATTAGTAACTGAATTCACACGGTTTAATACACCAAGGGAGCTGGACGGAACGCTTGATGGCCAGATAATCAGGCAGGCAAAGTTCAAGGGTAATATAGATTTTGACGAAGTATATAAACATGTAGACATACTTGAGCTGAAGGAGCACGATATAGTAAAATTGCATGATAATCTGCATAATTACTACAATGGCTCTCCGCCAAAAGGGTGGACTATAGACGACGTTACCAACATCCATGAAAATCTAACCGTTAGAATGCAGGAGATAAATATTATGCATGAGAGTATCGACGCGCTTGACAGCGCTTCACCAGGTAAAAAATCAGTGACCATCAAACAGGTAGCGGATTTTATTGATCATTTGCCGGACAAGATAGAAATCAAAGGCATACGGGCAATCAGTGGCCATTTTGCCGAGCAATATGCGGCAGCCCGTCTAGACGCTATAATGGGAAATAACACTCTAGACGTGATTGATCAGTCTATCGGCAGTCTAAATCCGAGCTTAACAGACCTGGCGGCCCCATGCTCAACCAATCACACAGTCGGTGAACCGGTAGGGCGGTATATTCCGATATATGACGCTATCTTCATTAAGAGGCCAGTTCTAGACGCGCAAGATCCGGTATATTTTATAGATTTTTCAGAGTCTAGATACGTTAAGCCGTCAAAGCCGCGCATATGTGAGATGACCGAGGACCAGCTGGTAGAGAGCTACGGGCAGAAGCCGTTGATAATCCAGCCATGGCCTGAAGGTAAGCAGGTGCTGTGCTACAAACATGAGTTTGGCAGCGACCAGTTATGGATGGCCATGGATGAGGACGGGTTGGGGTATACGCTGCAGGAGCAGCTTAAGGATGAACTGCTTTCACAGGAGCCATCAACGCTGGTAGTGGATGGAATATTGTGCGAAGACACGTATATAATTAACACAGTATTAAGGAAGAACTCCATAGAGCTTATTAACAATGTTACTACCAGCTACCAGCTTTCATTTCTGGACATGCTGCGTGAGACCAATCATGTTAAGAAAAGTAAATATGTGAGAACTGACAGCGCTGAAGCGCTTCAATGTGCGTTCACACAGTTACGTGAGGATGGCCATAAACAGGTTATCATCAAGCATGCCAACAGCAGGTACATACCCAATGCAGAAAACACCGGCTGGCTGCTGTTCTCGCTGGACAGCGATGTACTTAGTTTAAAACGGTGTCTAAATACATTTAACAGTATAGAAGACTTGAATAACTTTATAAGAGGAGATATGAGATGAGAAGATTAATAGTGCTATTGACGATTATGGCGTTAGCTGGCTGTACTGCCGGTATAAGATATACATACGACACGGCCACCGGCGCAGTGATCAGCAAGGAACCTAATATCAGTATATTGCAGCTCCAGTTAAAGGCAGGGGCAGCTACCGTCTATTCAGACACTACTGCAGGGTTCAGGATTAAATGCCCGATACCTGGTGGTAGTGCTATAGACGTTCTTGATGCTACGCTTGGATACTTGCGCAGTACCCGCGGAGTCGTTCCTATCAAACCTGACGGCGAACTCCCGGTAGTAATTGTAGACACTTCAGTCAATCCGTTTAACAAAGATGGTGTGACGGACACGTTCCTGCTGGGGTCTGAAGCAGTAAGGGAACTGTACGCCGAAGCATCGGAAGAGGAGGAATAGCTATGTTTGAATTCTTACAGAATATATGGAACTCATTATCAGGCAACACTATTGGCCTTGTAGCTATCGGAATCGCTGCTCTGGCTGCCTACAAGAAAGTTATGAACGCCATAACCCAGTCAAGGGAGGCAGTGCAGGCAGTGATAGAAATCTCCACCGTATGGCAGCGGGCTTATGCCGACAAGGAGATCGACAACGAAGAGATCAAGCAGATCGAGGAAGCCATGAAAGGCGCTATGAAAGAAGGAAAAGAAGCTGTAGAAGCAATAACCGAAGCCAAGGACGAGATCGAAGGGCTGCTTGAGAAAGCTAATATTAAGAGAGCAGTTAATTGAAATGTAGGACCTTAAAGGAGAATAATCATGCCTTACCGTTCAAATAGGGAATTACCGCCATGGGTGCGTCGTATGCCAGTTGGTGCACAGAATATTTACCGTTCTGCGTTTAATGCAGCGTTCAACAAGTACAAGGACGATGGAACAGCTGCCCGCGTAGCCATTACTGCTGTTAAGAATAAATATGCCAAGACTAACGGTCAGTGGACCATGAAGGCCGGGGAAAATGTTGTCGTTGAGCCGCTGTATAAAGGCACCAGTATTATTATAGAATGTAACGGTAAGGATGAACAGAAGACAACCATACATGCTGCAGACTTCCCCCACGCTAAGACAGCCGAGATAATCGCGTCTGTGTGCAAGATACAATGGCCGGACGCGGCCTTTCGGCTGCATGGAACAGAAGTAAATGGAACAGTATATATCCACGACATAGAGTTCTCAGAGCCGATGATGTGGATAGACCGCCAGAGAGAACTGAGCAAGCTATTCCCTGAGAAATCGACCGGATGTCTGACCAGGGTCCAGCCATACATAGTCTCCAATGAAAACAAGCTCATATCCAACATGTATGAACAGCTCTCAAAGGACGGAGTCTCAGGCATTACCATTAAGAACACTATGCAGCTACACGTTGAGCCGGTAGCTCTCTACGACAACACGCACACATTTGATCTTAAAGTCATAGAGCGCAAAGACATCCACGGTATGCATGTCTATAGATTCGATGTTAACGGCTTTAATGTGTGGTCTAATCCGTGCGCAATACTGGCACAGCCGGGCGCTATAGTGCAGGCTACCTGCGCAAAGATTGTCAAGAACGTTGATAAGCTTGACCTGTACTCAATAGACATCCTTGGGCCTGGTAAGTCATCCGAGCAGAGCACTTTCAACAACTCCACTGGCTATGATAATTATGAAATTAATTTCATTACCAACACGGTACGTTCACTTGACGACCCAGACCAGCATCATGCCATAAGAAATGATATTACCATGAATGTGGATATAAAGGAAGGCACCTACGAAGCTGTATTGCTGTCATGGACCGATGTGCCTGATCATAAATCAGCTAACAAGCATGTGTGCGGTATCATGGTTGATAACGAAAGGTTACTATGCATAGACGGTTCTATTACTACTATAAATAATAACATCATAGACAAAAAAGTCATAGACACTGTCACCGCATCTAACGGAAAGATCATCATACCGGCTAAAACCTTCAATCAGTTCATTGCTGGTAATCTTGACTTCTCCAACCGCCAGTCAGCTGCGCTTAAAAAGATAAAGCACTCAAAGCCGTCAGTCATGATGGTAAAAAACAAGCACAACCAGTACCAGTGGTCCATGTACTGGCATTGCTATGACGATAAGAAAGACCATATAGATTTCATATTCGAGGGCAATACCGGAGTCTATGGTTTTAAGATATATAACGACATTATGTCTACAATGAGCTCAAAGTGCGTACAGCATGATATGAACGATGGCCTTGAGTTTACTAAAAACGAACTACGTATGGACAGTAATCTGGAGCTTGACAATATATTACTCAATGCTGATGCATATAACCTTGCTACTGATATTAATTTATACTTACTGCAGGCTGATGATACAATCAAGCCGAATGGACTGTCTATGCCTGAAAGTACATTCAAATTAATAGAGCATGGAACATTGCAGCATGGCTTCAAGCGTGCTGACTTGACAGAGTACTGGTTAAGTTGTAAAAATGATTGCATAGCAGGTAGATGGCTTATAAAACTTCTAGACAAACATGTGTCTTTAGAAGGAGAGACAGTCTACCAGATGTACCGTCCGGAAAAGATGCAGGAATGGTACATCAAGACCCACGATATAAATAATGAAGAGTTGCCCGCCATATGGCAGGCAGATGGAATAGTTAAGTTAATCAATATGTAAATAAACGGAGCAACCATGGAAGAAAGAGAGCAACGACAGGAAGATTTTGCAGCACAGGGCGAAGTGTATGATTTTCTAGCAGAACTGTCAAAAAGAAAATACTCCGGTATTATAGAAATCCAGTTTAAGCGCGGTGAAGCAAGACGCTGGGCCAAACTAAGTAGATTTCGTCGCATGGGAGGTGACAACGGCAAATGAATGACATTGAATATGTATCATTAAGCGACATTGTGCTTGATGAAAACAGAAGAGCTATGATAGAGCTCCTTCCTGTAGGAGAATGGATTCACCCATCTGCTCCCAAGGGCAAGTTTACCGTAACTGAAACATTACTTGATGAATTTATTGCTAACTTTAAGAATAGGGTTGTTGGTAAAGAACTGCCCATAGACTTCCGGCATGAAGGAGAAAGCGGGAATGGAGTCCCTTTCGTAGGCGGCTGGATCATAGACATGATCAAGAAAGTAGACGAAATGGGAAGAAAAGCTATCTATGCTATACTGCATGTAACTGATGGGGAAGCTGCAAAACGTATTAAGGAGAAATCTCTCAAATACATATCACCGTCTATCAAGCTGAAGTTCCAGAACCCGGAAGACGGTAAACTCTATAATATTATAAGGGCTGCAAGCCTGACAAATTGGCCGTACATAAAAAATATGTCACCGGTCTCACCAATTAATTTTGAAGAAATCAAGGAGGTGAATGATATGAGCGATAATAAAGACCGTTTTAAAGAGCTGTCAGAGAAAGAGACTCTCAGCTTCGAAGAGTTTGAAGAGTACAGAACATTGCTCAATGACGACCCTGAGTTGGATGAACAGGAGGTCAACTTCAAGCTGAAAGAGGCTTACGACAAGCTCTCCAAGAAGGAAGAGAAAAAAGAAGAAAAGAAAATCGAAAACACTGACGATAAGGCGGACAAGCCTGAATCGCCTGATAATTCCAAGGATGACAAGGGAGGTGACGTTAACATGTCAGAGGAATTGAAACCCAAAGTAGAAGAACTCCAGAAGCAGATCGAAATGGCGGACAAAAAGCTGGAAGAGTCTAGTGCCAAGCATTTTGCCCTGCAGGAGAAGATCCGCTCACAGGAGATAGACGCAAAAGTTCAGCCTATGATTAGTTCCGGCAGAATTACACCGGCAATGGGCAAAATCGCCAAGACCATCCTTATGGCAGGCGATGCGGCTAAAGCAAAAGTAACTATCGAGCTTTCAGACGGTAAGACCGAAGAAGCGGAAACCAACGTGGCAGAATTATTTCTGCAGTTTGTAGAGTCTATGCCGAAGGAATGGAAGATCGAGATGGAACAGAAGGGCAAGAAAGGCGTAGTTATCGAAGACAAGCTGGAACTCTCTGAGGAAGACATTAAGAACATGCCTCCAGAAGAGTACGAGAAACACAGAAAGGCCATCTTCGCAAAGATGAACAACGAGATACGGCCTGAGTAGAGTTACGGCGCTGTAGCGCATTATATGTCTATCCCTTTATAAGGAGGTGATATTTACATGGCATGGTCAGGCAATTCATTTGACCCTATTTTTGCTGAGATATGGGCGAAAGAAGTAGAGCGGGCAGCAGAACCGTTGAAAACTATGCGGCGCTTTTGTGTCGTAAAGGAAGATCTGGTCTCTAACCCCGGCGATACTATCTGGATCTCAAAATTTGACCAGCTTACCGGCAACGGCATTGCTGCCGGAACCGACATTGAGGGTAACGAACAGGATTATTCTGCCAAGGCTCTTGGACTCGTACCGGCTGAAGTTAAAAACGGTGTTAAAGTCCGTAAGTCAGAAATCCAGAAAACCCCTGTAGCCCTCAGAATGGAAGCAGCTACCGCCCTCGGTAACTGGTATGCTCGCAAAGAGGACTCAGATATATGGACCGCAGCAGTGGACAACTCTATTGAGAACTCCGGCCTGTACAGCGGTTCTACCGATACTGTCACGACCAACGTGTACTACGGCGGTGATGCTACAACCAGAGCTACCGTAGAAGCTACCGATACGATGACCAGTGCATTGCTTCGCAAAGCTGCTGCAAAGCTGGCTTCTAACAATGCTCCAAAGTTCATCATTAACGGTATTGCATGTTACGTTGGTATTCTACATCCACGGCAGGTTTACGACTTGAAGGGTGACACTGATTATAAAAACGCCCAGAAAGATGCTGGTCTGAGAGGTAATGAGAACAGGCTGTTTACCGGCGCTATAGGAATGTACGACGGTATTCTTCTGTTTGAAAGCACCCAGACAAGTACAGCCAGTGGTTGGGGATGTCCGGCATTGACGGTCTATCAGGGAGTAGTGTTCGGAGAACGCGCTCTCTGCATGGCAGTTGGTCTGCGCAATAACTGGATGGAGAAAGAGTTCGATTACGGCAGGCTTGTCGGTATGGCAACTGAGTCCAGATATATGGCACATATCCTTAATTACAAACATATAGTAAGACTAGAAACCGCTGCTACCACGATTTAACGTGGCTATCAGTTGGTGGAGATACAGTGAATGAAGGCTATTTATTTAGGGCCTAAGAGAGAAAAGAAGGTTTGGCATAATTATGGAGACGATGCTGATGGTTCTGTGTATGAATTTCATCGCGGTATACCAAGAGAAGTACCTCTATCACTTGCCAACTTTCTGAATTCAGCTCCTAATTTTCGTTTAGACGACGGGACGGCTTTCATTAGTGACCCAATATTAAAAAAGGCTCACGATGATGGCCGTCCTATTACTATATTACTAATACGATATCTTGGCGGTATTGGTGATATATTAATGGTAACGCCGGCTATACGTGGTGTAAGGGAGAAATTCCCCAACGCTGAAATAACATTCGCTATTAATAAGCAGTATGCTGCCGGGTCTCTGTTCGACATAATAGAATTTAACCCGCATATAGACAAGATTGTCAATACGCATGGACTTACTATAGAACAGAAAAAGTCATATACTTCATGGACAGATCTTTCACATCCATGCGCCAGGTATGAGGCGCAGACAGCTCCAAATGTCGATCTTCACCGGTCGGAAATATACTGTGAAGAATGTGGAGTAACACCTTCCAGTATGAAGCCGGTATTGGTGCTACCAGAGCAGGACATGGAGTTTGCACATGACTTTTATAACCGGCATGGTCTTTATGGCAGTAAAGTAGTAGCCATACAGCCCTACGCCGCTGATCTTCGGCGCGTCTGGGGCCCTGACCGCATGCTGGCCGTAGCCGGACTGATGAGCGATGTCAAGTTTTTATGGATTGACTATTTAAACAAGCCGGTTAATCCTCCTGAGAATGTGATAGACTGTACCAGACTAAAAGTACGCCAGACAGCAGCGCTGGTAAAGAAATCAAATCTTGCAGTAGGATGTGATTCATTTTTACTGCAGATATCAGCGGCACTGGATGTGCCTTTAATCGCCATATTCGGTGCTACTGACCCGTACATGCGGTGCAAGTTCCACACAAACTGGACGCCGATATGGCATAAGGATGAATGTTCAGATTGTCCATGCTGGTACGGCTATCCATGCCTGAATACCCACCTTAAAGATCTTGGCAACCTGGTAGTAATTGACCGCGACGGTCATGAGCTGACCAAACGTAAATGCCTTGAGACGGTAACCGTTCCTGAAGTTGCCGATACAATAAGAAAGATGCTAGACAAGCGGGAGGTAAGCAATGAGAAGACTGGAGATAGGATCGGGGAACAGTCCACAGCCGGAGCATGAGCACCTAGAGATAAATCCAGACTGTCCACATGTAGAGTACAACTGTGACTGCAGATCAATACCGGTAGATGACAATACCTTTGACGAGATATTATGCGTACATGTAATAGAGCACATGGAATGGCTGCAGGCACCGGTGGCATTGAAAGAGTGGTGCCGTGTACTCAAACCGGGAGGTAAGTTGCGGCTGTCCACTCCAAATTTTGACTACATTATTAAATCATACCTTGACGATACAGATACCAACTGGAAGAAAGAACTTAACACGCCCAACTGGACATTCCCTGAGCCATGCCATAAGAATAAATCGGCGTGGCTTAATTTTAAATTATTCTCAACCGACATACCATTTAATCTGCATAAAGCATGCTTTGACCGTAAGTGGATGACAGAACTGCTTACCGAAGCTGGTTTTCATAATATAGAATTCAACCCTGAGCCTGCAAGCCTGAACCTGATAGCGTATAAGAAATGAACGCGGTTGTAACACTAACTACTATTCACTTTGCAGGACACGCCTATTCGCACCCATCATTCCTGTCATATGCAAACAGAATAGGTGCAGACTTTATAGTGATTAGAGAACGTAAGATGCAGCCGTGGGTAATCATGTTTGAAAAGTTCAGGGTAGGTGAGCTCTTTGATATGGGATATGATCGGGTATTATATATAGACTCTGACACCTTTATCAAACCTGACTGTGAGGACCTGTTCGAAGAAGTACCGGAAGACTGTATAGGTGCCGTATATGACTGCACTGAAAACATACCGGCCAATGAAGACAGGATACCACGTGTGCTTGACAGGTTAGGTCACATAGAATGGAAAAGTGGTTATTTAAATGCCGGTGTGTATGTTGCTTCAAAAATACACAGGGAATTATACAAAATACCAGGCAATGCTATCAACGAAGCATGGTGGGAACAGGACGTTTTTAACTATAATATAGTTAAGAATGGTTTTAAAATACATAAGTTACACCACAAGTACAATGCTATGCGGTTATATGGTTACCATACCCACAAAATATGTGACATGACAAACGCAAAAATAGCCCACTTTGCCGCACAGGGAGATGTAATTAAGAAACTACAGCATATGTATGAAAGGTACAAAGATGATATTGAGCGTTATAACGCGGGTTCATCCAAAAAGGCCATTGTTATTTGATAAATGCGTTGCGTCTGTCAAGCGGCAGACGGTACCGGTAGAGCAGGTCTTCATACGTGACGATAATCCTGACGGCTGTGGAAGTGAAGCGGCCAAGAGAATGTTCATGAAGTTAAGGCCGGAAGAAGTCCATGGCGAGTATGTCATGATACTTGACGACGACGATGTGATGGTATACGACGATCTTGCCAAGGATATATTCACCATATCATGCTCATGTGAGCCGGATATGTTTATATTCAGGGGAGAGCTTGTTGGCCTTGGCGTTGTGCCTGGCCCACACACGTGGAAGAAACCGCCGGTTATAGCACAGATTGGCTCATTCTGCTATGCGGTTAAAAAAAATTTATGGTTTAGAAATATTCATGTATACGCAGGTATGACCTTGCAGCAGGATGGTAATGTAAGTATATGTGCTTCAGTGGTAGGCGACTTCGAGTTCGCCAGTCAATGTTATAAAGACAGTAAGAATACATACTGGCTGGACGTGATAGCATGTAAGACCCAGCATTCTGAAGACCAGCGCAAGAGGAGGGTACGTGGAATACTTAAATGATCCACGACCGGATCAGTATTTATACTATAAACAGTTAGTGCAGCACTTAAAGTCTAGGGACAATATATATCCAAGACAGCTGGAGATACATTTACCTGCAGATCATAGGAGCTCGTGTAATTTAAACTGTCCCCACTGTGCAGGCCGATGGTTCGACAAGTCACTCGGTACATGGGAGGTGGATGCGTTATCGCTGCTGTTGCAACTTAAGGGTGCGGTTCCATACCATATATACGGTGGGGCATACACAGAGCCGGTAATGAATCCATACCTGTTAACATTTATAGCCATGACAAAACGTTTCAACAATCACTTCGGAATACATACAAATGGTACACAATTAGCTGGTTTGCAGAAGTTAAACGGATTCCTGTCAGAACTTAACCGGCTATCAACTGATGATACTGATTATTTATCTATCAGCATTGATGCAGGTAATCCGGTATCATGGTGCAGGACAAAGGGGACTAAACAGACCAGCCTGTTTTACGATATCATCAAAGGAATAGAACTGGCTGCCAGTATGTTCAACGACAACTCTCACGCATTGAGACTGTGTTATCTTATATCACCAGCCAGTGGAGATGATGAAAACTTTAAATCAATAGTAGAAATAGCACGTAAGTACCATGTTCATTCACTCAGGTTCTCAATACCTTTTGCTAATTATAATATAACATTTAATAATGTAAGAAAGTACAAGCGGAATATAGAACAGAAATATAATAGCGTCTATAGAGACATGTTAAGGCCATACCTGTCAAAGTCAAAGGATGAACGGCCATACATATTTTATACTGGTCCTGAGTTCACTGATATTGACAGGTACACATTTGATAAGTGTTATTATTCTCTATACCAGATAACGCTTGGAGCAGATGGGCATATCTATCGCTGCTCTACTGTTGCAACTCCAACCGGACAGCAGTGCCGGTTAGGGCGTATCACTGACGACAAAGACGAATTCGACAGGATAGTTGAATACAGCCAGCATACAGACTGGGACTGTTCTCAGTTATGCTTTAAACATAATTTACGATGCAATCGCATGGGACTGGAAATTAATACTGTACTGAATAGTTAAATGAAAAAACCAATACATACACTCACGACTGGTGAATTTTTTGATAGATTTACAATATTAATACGTAAAGATCATTTTGACCATAAAACATACGGTGCTCAATTAGACCAGTTTATACAACAGCTTGGTGACAATGGTAAGTTATTTTATTTATTATGTAAACTCATGATGGTCAATACAGATGTATGGAATCTTGAGTTTGATGTTAGACGTGGCCAAGAAGATGAGCTTGGACTTGCTGAAGTAGGAAGGCGAGCCATTAAGGTAAGAGAACATAACAATATTCGTATACAATGTATTAATGAAATATGTAGTTACTTCGGTGAATTCGCACATGAGAAAAAATACCAGCATGTAAGTGATATAGAAAATGAATCTTGATTATATTCCGTATAGGATATTTTCATATTATACTGAAATAAAAGACTTGATTAAAGGTAAATCAATACGTCCACGCTTTGCTGACCTGCACACATCTAATAGATGCAATCATCGCTGCAATGGATGTGCGTATAAAGACATGCATGATGGTAATGTCATGTCAAGAGATGATCATTTTACAATAGTCAATAATCTCATAGATTTTGGTATATCCAGCTTTGACTTTGCCGGTGGTGGTGAGCCATTAATGATCCCTTACCTGCCTGAGCTCTTGCTTCATATTACCAATCGTAAATGTCATTTTGGTATTATTACCAATGGATCATTACTAACAGATGATCTGATTGATATTATTGCAGAATGTGGGACATATATACGCATATCCCTTGAAGCAAGCAATAGACTGGTATTCTCTGAATATAAGAATGTACCACCGGAACAATGGGACAATACTTTAAATAATATAACCAAGCTGGTTAGTAAAAATGGAAATGCAGATGTATCTATCAAATTCGCCGTTGGTAAATCGCTTAATGGTCCGATGCATTATGAGGATGGATTGAAACTGGCGGATGATCTTGGCGTTGACGGTGTACAATTTAAGCTATTAAGGCATGAACCGGAAGAGCTTTCCTATGAGGAAATAGAGCACGAATATTCCATTGGGCCATTGCATCTTGGAGGTTATTCATGCGACAGGTATGAAGTTCCAGATCCATGTTGGTTGAATCCATTACATACCATGGTTGATCATACCGGTAATGCGTATATATGTTGTTACTATTATTACAGGTCTGAACAACATATGATCGGAAATCTGCTACAACATCCTATAGAGTATTACTGGATGAAGGATGATCACATGAGTAAGATTAAGAATATCAGTCCATATGAATGCTCAAAGGTTGACTGCAAGTTCTTTCGACACCATGATACCGTAGATAAATACATACATAGACTGGATTTTTTATAATGAAAAAAATTATTGTTACAACGACGATTAACCCGCCTACTGAAGCAGTTGAGAAATTTGATGCCATTCCTGATTGGCACTTAATAGTAATTGGTGATGTTAAAACTCCGCATAATTACCGCTTAAAGCGTGGAGAGTACTGGGACATAGATAAACAGTTTGATAAATATCCAGATCTTTCCAATGCAATAGGGCTCAATACTATCAGTAGACGTAATATCGGTTTTGTAGAAGCATACAATCAGGGAGCAGATATTATTGCCGTAATAGATGACGACAATATTCCATATGACTATTGGGGAAAGAACCTTTCAATAGGCCGTAAGATTGATGCTAGATGCTATTACTGCAAGGACGTTGTGTTTGATCCACTATCAGTTACCCACCACTATCATCTATGGCACAGGGGATTTCCAATACAATTAGTAAATGGACGATCATACAGCATGTCAAAAACAATTACTATTAGTCCGCTTGTACAAGCCGATCTTTGGGATGGAGACCCAGATATTGATGCAGTATGTCGCATGATTTACAAGCCTGAGATTAAATTCTCTATAAAAGAGTTTTACACATCAAATAAAATATCACCCTTTAATTCGCAGAATACATTTGTACATAAGTCAGTTATTCCATACTACTGTATGCTTACTGGTATTGGGCGAATGGACGATATATGGGCAAGTTATATCTTACAAACAATCATGTCATGTCCGGTTGTATATGGACCTGCAAGTGTATATCAGAAACGTAATAAACATGATCTAACCAAAGACATGATTAATGAATTTCTTGGATATGAGAAGTCATTGTCATTTATCAATGATTTAAAATATTTGTCGTTACCGGCGTTATTCAACAAGTACATGCCGTACAGCGCTGCTAAGGTATGGGATGCATATAGAAAAGAATTCACAAAGGAGAGTGTATGATATCTTTACTCGTTCCAACAAGGGGAAGACCATCCAATATGCAGAGAGTATGGGACACTGCAAGAGAAACAGCTAATAGTAATAATATAGAAATAATATTCTATATAGATCATGACGATAAGGCATCAATAGATAAATACTTACATATGACTGAACTGGATAGCCGCGTAAAAGCGGTAGTGGCTGATCGTGTGTTTTTTGATATGAGTAAAGATATGTATTACGAAACATACAAGCTATCTGCCAAGGACATTATATGGCTTGGTAATGATGATTTTATTTTCAAGACATATAATTGGTATGGGATTATTGCGGAGATCTTTAACAAGGTAAAAGACAAGATACTGCTTGTTTACGGTTGGGACGGCTTTCAAAACGCACGTATGGCAACTAATCCGTTTATACATAGGAATTATATTGATGTACTTGGCTATATATGTCCGCCTGAGTTTCCGTTTATAAATACCGATATATGGCTTGGTGAGGTAGTAAATGATATAAATAGAATGGTATATATTAACGATCTTAAGATTGAACACATACATCCTATAGCAGGTAAAGCACAGTATGATAAGATATATACTGATAAGGAAGAATTCAGGTCAAAGGTGCAGCATAATTTTTATAAATTAGGTGAGCTACGCAATACTGAAAAACAAAAGCTGTTGGACTTTATTAAACGTAATAATGGTGAACATATTAAATTTCCTAAACAAAATTTAGGGCATTAAGATGAATAATATCGCATTAA